TAAAAGTTTGAACCTTTAACTTCATAATCAAACCTAGCTAATTTTCTTATACCAACACCATATCTATAATCAAATGGATGATAAACTGTTTCATCAATTACATCAGGTATTGCATATAAATCATCAGGATCTGTTCTAATAAAGAATGTGGGTCTACTAGTTATATATGAATTTCCTACATTACCAGCAGCGTAAACTGTTCCGTATTTAAGAAAATCTTTATACACATCCTTAAAAAATTGTGCATTAACATTGCTAGAAATTAGCAACATTATTATTATTAATATTGTTCTCATGGTTATCGTCTTTTTTTCTTTTTTCGTGATTTTGTTTTACTCTTTTTTACTTTAGGTAAATTTTTCTCTATACCTACATCCCAAGTATTCCAACCTAATGCAGTAGCTATACGCTGCCAAGTAGCATTCTGACTATCAGAAGATGCTCTAGCGTTATTTACTATCATAACAGCTCTATCAAGTGGTATATTAGTTGTTGCAGATATAAAGTTAGCTACACCTAAAACTCCAGGGTTATCTGGATGTAATCCCATTTGGTGGATTTCTTCTTTATTGTATTTATAAGATATAAATGAATTATACATTTTTCTAAGTTTACTTCCAATAGGTGGAGAAATATTAGCGGCTTCAAGTAATGTTCTAGCATGATCGCCTCTGTATCCCTTTTCATCTTGTTTTCTAAACTGTAATATTATATTTTTAATAGTAGCAACTGACGCACCAGCTATACCACTACCTCGTAATATTGAATCTATTGAAGTATTTAAAGCTCTAATTTTCTTCTCTTCAATCATCTCATCATCATCACTGAATCCCATAGCCATAAATAAAGCACTTTGTAAACCAGAGAATATTATATTTTGTATTGTTGTGTAATAAACAATTTTGGATATATTAGTCTTTACATCTCCTCGATTATTTTTAAGATCTGAGATAGCTTTTTTTGTTAAACGCATATACTGCATCGGTGTATTTTGGAAAGCTAATATTAATCTACCTAATGGTCCAGCTTGTTGTTGACTAATCATATCAGGTCTAGCAGATTGCTGTGATTTTTCAGATATTTCTAAGAATTCAGCAAAAGCAATTTTATGAGCTTCTTTTTCAGCCATACCTTGTTTTAGATATGTATTCATTCTATTTCTATAAAATGATGCTCCACCCATTGCTATTGCAAAACTATCTGCCATTTGAGTAGGTGTAAAACCTTTTTTAAGTATATAACTTATAGCAGCATTAACACTACCTTGACCTCTTGCAACTGCGTTAGCTAATTCAGCTTCATTAACATCTGTTTGTAATCCAGCTCTTCTTTGTTTTAATGTATCAGAATTAAATATCATACTAAAATCTTTCCAGAATTGTGGTTGATTAGCAAATGCTGCTCCAGCTTTTAATGGATTATTATCTGTCCAATTAACAAAGTTTACCATGGAGATAGTTTGTAACATAGCTGATCTAATATTTATAAACATAATAGCACCAACAGAGTTATTAACCCAATTTAACCATTGATTAACTAATCTATTTTTACCAAACTTCCTATTAGTACCAGTCTCCATTCTCCACAACATGTCTTCTAAAGCTTCTCTAAAATTACTACCATATAAAGCTTCGATTTTATTCATGTTCTCTGGACTAAATATTTCATTTTTATTATTAATCCATTCTTGTAAATATTGTTTTCTATTTATATTCTGTGATACATAATGTAAATCACCTACGATATTACCAGATGTCCAATATTCTGTAGGTGGTGGATAAGAATCTAATCTAGTTATGAGTTCTAAGTCATTAGCTAATGCTATTAAATCACCTTGATTTTCAGCCCAATTGTTTTCGACTAACTCTACCAATTTATTAGTATCAATTTCACTCATTCCAGGTATATTATGACCAGCTCTATTCCATAAATAAACTCTAATAGCATCACCCCAACTGAAATTTTTATAACCAGTGGTTTTATTTATAAGAGCCCAAGCAGATTTATGTTTCTGTTTTAACCCCTTAAGATCATTTGCGATAGCCTGTTTAGCATGATTTAACATTCTATAAGCTCTAGCAAAAGGTTTAACTAAAGCTTCTTCTAAAAACTTCATATGTATTTCACCTTGTTTACCTTTACCTACAAACTGATATAATAAACCTACAAAATCTTCAGCTGAAGGTGGTATAAAAAATGTCCATTTATTATTAGCAGCTCCTTGTACTCTAGCAGCAGCGGTTGAAACTTCTTCATTAGGATCAACACCTTGTGATTCTGCTAATACAACATTAAAGTTTTCATTTAATGTTTTACTAAATTGAGCTTTAGCTTGATATGTTTTACCTTTAACATCTAATATATCTAAAACTTCTTTAACAGCTTTAACATTTTTAATTTGATCATCAGCAAATAAGAAATCATTATATCCTTCTGCAGCTTTTTCTACTATAACTTCTGCTTTAGCTTCCGGTCTACCATCAGCTAAACCTATTATATTTTTTAATGGTATATTTAAACCTACACTTTTTAAGAATTTTCGTATTGCTGGAGCAGCTTCTGCTGGTCTTGCTGTTAATATGTATATATCACTAGTACCAAACTTTTCTTTTAATGCTTTTACTTTATTAAAGAAAGGACCTTTCTTTGCCCCCTTTACATCTTCAAATTGAGAGAAGTCAAACGTAGCACCCATTTCTTCTAGTTCTACAGCTTGTTCCGCAAATTTTGCTGGAGATAATCTTCTTAACGTACCATCAGGCATTTTAACTAAAACTTCTTCTGTTGTTTTAGCTATTGTGTCATCAAAATCAATGAAGCTAGCGCCTTTAATAGGAGCATCTTTTCTTTTAGCCATTTTTAAGGCTTTATCCATTGTCTTTATCTTACTTATAGATTCATCTAAAGTTTTTGATTTTGTTTTAGTTATTCTATTATTATTCTCTAATGCTAATTTTTCAGATCTAGATGGCTTATTATCTTTAGCAAGCTTTCTAACATGTTTTTCGTTTAACATAGTAATGTCAGACTTGGACGTTATCTCTATTATATTAGGTATAACAGACATCGTTGGTTTACGACCTTTAATAACGTTAACTCCATCAATTTTCTTTTTACTAACGGTTTTACCAGTTCTTAAATCATAACCAACAGCTCCACTGGATCTAATTCTAAAATTTAAAGAAACCCTTGCTTTAAGTGGTGGTATACCAGTTAGTTTACTACCTAAACTAAATAAACCTTTTTCTAAAATCTCTAATAAATAAACTTGATTACCTTCACCAGGTTTATTATTATATATCCATTTTATTATTTCTTGATTCGTCTCCATTTTAGACTCATTCATTATTTGAATGGCTAAATTTTCACCCTTACTACCTAATTGATCCCAAATTGGTTGAGGTATAAAACTTTTATCGTTTATAATTGGAGGAATAAAAGTATTGTTCTCTGCGTTATATTCTTTTAATAGTTCATTAGCTCTATCATAATATCTTCGTAAAGCTTCTTTAGCTTTGTCTTGTTGTTTGTTTAATATATCTACAAATTTCTTAGGAAGCTTTTTAACATATGTTATCTCACCTGTTTCATGGTTATATGAGGATATATTTATACTACTAAATTGAGCATTCTCATCTAATTTAATTTCAACATTAGCATTTTTTCCATGTATTTTTGCTACAATATCTGGTGAACCACCTTCTTCAGTTGGTTGTTCAATTCCTATTTCTAGACCATCAATATTATGACCTCTTACTGTTCTAACATACTCCCATTCTGTACCTTTACCTCTCTTCATTCCTCCTTTAAATAACTTTTCAACAGCCATTCTAGTTTTCGCTGGTATTAATTGTTCGAGTTTTTCAATAGCTGAATCTAAAAATTCCCCTACAACATTTCCATACTTTATTCTTAATTTAGCATTTCTTAATTCAAACTTATTATTAAAAATACTTGAAAAACCATTAGCTACTACATCATCTCTTAAAGCTGTTAATGATGTAGTTGAGAATTGTATACTTGGATCTCTTGATATTCTTTTACCAACTTCTTCTATTTCTTCTTGTAACCATAACTTGTTATCTCTTATTAATGTATTAGAATCTTTAGGCATAGATTTGAGAACTGTAATAGTAGCATCAAATCCTAATTCAACAGCGCCTCTTTCAGCTAATACTCTTTTTCTCTCACCCTTAACATTACTTCTTTTACCAGTAATTGGGTTTACTGATGGTGGATTAAAGAACTTTAACAAGTCAGCATTACTAGGAACTAACTTCCTATATAAGGTAGGTCCTTGAGTCTCACTTTCATAATACAAAGCTTCAGTATGTCCATATTTCTTTTCATGAGCTCTTATCTCACTAGGATTTAAATCTCGTTTAACTACTTTTGTAAATACTCTTTCACTCTCAGGGATTAATCTTTCCATTTGAACAAGGTATCGTATTGGTATTGCAGCTATAAGATCTCTACCGTGATCAAATAAAAAGCCTCCAACTAATTTACCATTTTCATCAAGTTGAATATATTTTTTACCCTTACCCATAAGAGTAGTTAACTTATCAGTTATTTTCGATACAAAGTATCCAGCTATCGTGTCTCTTAAATTATCCCAATTTAATTCATTATCTAAATTAGCTTGTTTTTGTATTCGTGTTAAGGCAGATTTGTTAGCTTCAATAACCTCATCATATATAACATCTCCTTCTTGTACTTTTAATTTATTTCTTAAATTATCAGCTTGTTGTTTTGCTAAAGCTTCTTGTTTAGCAATCATTGCTTCTTCTGGGTTCATTGCTGTGTCAGCTATTTGTTTAGCCATTTGAGAGCCTTCTTTACCTTCTATAGTTGTATCTAAAGATTGAGCTTTACCAAGTGGTTTATCTTTCTCTCTTTTAGCATCAAATTCGTTTGCTACATCACCTTTTACAAAGTTTAACATAGATTTTTTACCTACTAACCATCCAAATAAAGTATTTTTAGTAGGATCATATTCCCTCCACATTTTTACAGCTAACCGGGTTTTAACTTCATTTATAAAATCAGCTTTAGAAGGACCTTTACCTTTTGAGTCTTTAAATCTACTTTCACTTATACCTTCTGCTATCATACCATTTAACATGCTATCTGGATCTAATATCATTTCTGTAGCATCAAAATGTCCGTCTCTTTGAAAAGCCTCTTTAGTAATATTTGGTTCTACTAAATCATTTATATCGGTCATTAAATCACCTGTTCGTGATTTCTGTACAACACTAGGTCTTTTAGCACCTTCTTTTAACATACCAAGTATATTCTCATCTACTTTACCAGTTTGTATACTTCTGTCATATGTTTTTAAGAAATTATAAACATCAATACCATCTTTAAATGTTTTGTTAATACCTTTACTTCTAAATAAAGCATGAAGTATATCCATTATTTTTGTGAACAAACTTTCATTATAACGTATTTGATTCTTTTGGATAGCATCAGAGAATGCGTTTAAATATTCTTCTGCATAATCTTTAAATTCGTTCTCAACCATATTTCCTTCAGCATCCCTTACTATCTCACCTTTATTGTTTCTTTGAAATCTATAATTAGCATCTATTCTTCTTTGTACTACTCTATATTCACTTCGTGATAAACTATTTACAAACGATTGCATTAAATCAACACCTTCTTTAGTCATTTCACCTTTTGAATCTCTTAGTGTAGATTTCATAACCCCATGTAATAATTCATGAGAACCAACTGATATAGCTTCAACTTCTAAAGCTCTACTTTTATTGATATACCATTTACCTGATCCATCAAAAAATCCATCAACTAATCTTACATCATCAAATCTTCCATTATCAGATTTTGCTTGACGTTTACCTGCCTTAGTATTTTGATATGTTTTTTGAAATTCTTCTGGATTTTCTATAACAATTTGTTCTAAACCAGCTCCTTTAGCATACGCTTCAGATATATCTAAATTTCTATTTAATGATTGTTGAACATGATCTTTCCATATTAATCCATTTTCTTCATAAGCTATCCTATTCTCTTCTTCAAGCATTGATCTAGTTTCATTCCCTATATCTTTCTTCTCTAATTGATCTTTGTTTCTATTTATACGATCTACATTTGATGCATAATTATATAAAGATTCACCGCGTAGAGATCGAATTATTTTAGCAGATTGAGTTTGTTTGTTAACTAATTCGTTTGATAATACTTTTTGTTTTTCTCTAATTTTAGCAATTAAACTTTCATCATTTGTATTAGCAATTTCATGCTCTAGTTTAGTTAACTCTTTATATCTATCACTTATATATTGTTGATCATCTTTTGTTCTTAGTAATACTTCTGCTCTTCTTTGAGCTGTGTTACCAGATAATGCATTAACACCTTGTAAACCTACATTAACATTACCACCCATGAAAGCACCAACAAGACCCTCATCAAATATTTGATGCCATTTTTTTCTATCCCAATCTTTCCAAGCTTTATCAAATTCTTCATTATGTCCTAAACCTACTCTAAAACCACCTATTCTATCTAAAGAATCCCATGCATCTACAGCTAAAGCTTGTGACATTTCCATTAAACCTTCTCCACCCATTGCTAATCCAGCACTTTTAAGAAATCTAGCAGCACCATTCATTGTTGCCTCTCTAACAGCATCAACAGCCTTACCATCTCCCATACCTATTGCTTTTCTAAAATTCCCAGCAGCAGGAGCAAGTAAAAATCTTCTAGCTAACATGTCACCTCCAAATTCAATAACACCAGTACCAGCAGCATTTAAAGCTAATAGTCAACCCGCTTCATCTGGATTTTTCTCCCATTCTTCATCCCATTTTTCTCCAGCATGTGTTACTGCTAATACTCCTATTGCATAGGGATTTAACATTGATAAATAACTAGTCCAAGAACCTAATCCCATTAAAGCTAATCTTTCTAAGCCTTGCCCGTAATCACCGTTTTTAAATAAATCATCTGTTACACTAGTATTAAAATACTCTTGTCTTTCTTGTAGTTTTTGTATTCTAGCATTAATTTCGTCACTAGTTTTAAGACGTCCAAAACCTAAGTTAAAACCAGTTTTTTCAGCTTCTAATCTATTGGCCATTTTTTCTTGAACAGTTAGTTTTTCCCAACCTTCACCATCCCACCAATTTTCAGCTTGATCTAAAAGATCTTTTATACCAGCACCACCTCGTTCTAATGCTTTTATACCACCACCAGTCATTGTTGCTAAACCTAATTCAAGCATATCCCGCACAGGTGTATCTGTTACTTGTACGTTGGGATTCATCGCACGAGCTGTTGTTGATATGTAATTTTGTGTGTTTTCTGAGGGACCGGAACCGGTATACTTTTGATAAAAAGAGTTGACAAAGCTATCGCTATCCTGAGTAACAGCATAGGCAACTTTATTGTTAATTTCGTCCTCACTTAAATTCGGAGCGTACTTAAGATACATTTGTTTATACAACTCTTCCATGTGTATTATATTTTATCTAAATCTATTGTAGCGCTAACGTTTGGAGTGATACTACCTCCTGATATTCCTAATGCTTTTAAGAATAAAGGTAAAGTACTTTGATCTTCAGTATTGACATTTATTGGCATCTTTCTACCTGGAATTGTTATATCCCACGTTCCATCGTCAACTTCTTCTATTTTTACCTTACTATCCATTGGTAATAAATTCATTAACGGCCATAAATCACCACTTTGCCATACTTTCATAATATCATTATAGTCTAAACCTGTTTGTGGTCTTGCGCTTCGTCTACGTTGCATGTATGCTTCGTTTGCAGCTGTAGAAATACCATTCATCCAATTGTTAACAACAAAATCTCTTAATTGTTCATGATTTTCTTCTTTTAATAAACCGTAATTAGGATCATTTGGGTTATCAATGTCAATTAATGGAGCATCTAAAAACTCATCTAAAGCTAAAGATAATAAACCTTCTCTTCCACCTTGTGTTACTAATTGTTTGATTTGTCTTCTATATAAATAATCTGATGTTTTGTCTATTGGTAAAGCGTTTTTATAAGCTTGTTGATTTAATTTTAATAAACCATCTACAGCTGTAGCATTTCTATTAAAATATTTAGGTAAATTTGAACCAGCTATTCTAGTACCATCTTCTAATTGAAATTCTAAACTACCATTTGATAAGTCAATTAAATAATCATCTGTTTTAAATAATTGTTTTAATTGAGAATCTTTACTTCCTTTTGAAATAACACCTTCATCAAAGTCAGATAAGTATTCTTGTTTTAAATTTTTAAAATTGTCTAATTGTGAACTAAGATTTTTAAATTGACCTTGTATTTTGTTCATTTCACCTCTAACTTTCATATACTGTGGACTACCAGCTGGAGCTTTAGCGGCGATTCTAGCTAATTGACCATATCTCATGCGGTTATCATTTAAAAAATTTGTAACAGGTTCCTGCATACTTCCAGGTAATTTATCTACCTGAGCACCAGGACCTAAGTTTTCTATATATTTTCTTACCTCTCTATCTTCATACATACGTTGCATACGCATTTGCCTAGAAAGATCGTCATCTTTTCTACCTATACGATAACTTTGAAATTTTGGAGCTGATGAATATGCTCCTTGAATTAACGCTTTATTTGCTCTCATATTATTTATTTAATTTTTTAACCACCCATAAAACCTTGTAACGAATCACCCATTCCGCCACCCATTGCCATAGACGCTGCACCACCAATTGTATCTCCAATTCCTGAAGTTATTGATTCTGTTGCCGCAGCTCTTGCTTCATCGGCAGCTGCTTTTCTTTGTTGAGACATACCTAATAATGTTTCTGTTTTAGCAGCTTCAGCTTCTCTTGATGCTTGAGCGCCTTGAATTTGAGCTGTTTGAACATTAGCTGCACCTTGTGCTGCTTTTGCTTGATTTGCTGCTTCTTGCTGACCTATACTAGCAGATGCCTGTTGTATGTTTTGGGATTGTTGTCCTGCCATAGCTTGTGCTAATGCAGCTATACCAGATCCACCAGCTGCTGAACTCATACTACCCATAGTGTTAGCTAAAGCTTGTTGTTGTTGTTGTGCTTGAAAATCAGCTTGTTGTGTATTTACTGTAAGATCTTCAAAAGTATTTTCCATGTTTGCGGCTAGATTGGATGTATCTAGGTTTTCATATCTAGCTTTGTTTATAGCTAATTCTTTTTCTGCATCTCTTTGTTCCTTTCTTCGTTTACCTCCACCAATTATTCCACTCGCTATGCCAGTTAATCCACCAACCATACCGCTTATTGCTTGCATCATAGTTTTTAAATTTTTATTAAGTTATTATTATTATTACACATTATTTACTAGATTCAAATATCTCACTACCAACGTCATACAGTTCACATTGCGACGCTTCATCGTTAGACATTTTTATTTCTGCATAATATCCTCTTAATGCAGATGTGTTACCTCTATTATCTTTACTAAATAATATAAAATCATTCGCTGTAGGTCTAGTAGTTGTACCACCTATAAATGTTGTTATAGCTGTAGGCGTAACAGCTGATACAGCTCCCATTTCAGTTATATTTGTTGTTCCACTTGTTTGATAATATGATGTATCACCAATTTGAACTGAATCATTAACATGTGGAAAAGTCATTGTTATATAAGGCATAATTATCTATTAAGGTTCATTATCTAATTCTACTTGCACATTTATCTCAGCGTTTGATGATGCTGAAACTACTTCATCAAAATCTCCAGCCCATGTATATGTTAATTCTTGACTAGCACCACTACCTGATAAAGTACCTTTAGTTATTGATAAACCATCAACACAAGCTGTACCAGAATCTGTATTTCCAGGACCAGGAGTTATAGACAATGTTATTTGACTAGCAGTATTTCCATAGAAATTACCATATATAGTACCTGTTCCAGTTAACGCTGTATTATTAGCAACACCAATATCAACTAATTTACTATTTGTTCTACTGTATGTACCATCATTATAAGTTCCCTTAGCTACATTAATAAATCCACCAAGAGCTCCTGTTGCTGATGCCACCCACATTATTTGTCCACCACTACTACCACCAGAAGCAAGACTTATAAAATTATCTAATTGTAAAGAAGATGTTGTGCTTGCTGATCCATATTTATCCACATAAACGTTACCAACAATTGATATTGTTTTAGGAGATGGTGAATTATCTACGGTCACACTTGTAAGCTCATAATCCCAATCCATTTCATTACTATCGTAATTTGTAAAATCTTCAAGTTCTGGATCTCTATCTTTTGTTATATTACTAGTGGCTGTACCAGTTATTGTTAAAGGTACTTTAAAGAAACTAGATGATTCTACAGGAAAACCTAAAGCTGTATAAGTAGATGTCACATTACTTGATGTAACTGTAATACCTGTTCCAGAAGCTGTTAAGGTTAATGTAGTATCAGCATATTGATATATATAAAAAGGATTCTGTACTAAACCTGGCGTTGAATTATCATACACACTACCGGTTATAGTAACTGTATCTTTTAATCTTGTAAAGTGTGCATCTAAATTTGCTGCAGTTTTATCTTCTTCATCTATATATAAAATAGTAGCACTTTGTGGAACCTGATTATTTGCTTTTACTATTCCTTGTGTAGGATCTGAGTCTGCTGTATTTTGGCTCCAATCATATGTTTTATCTGTAAAATCACTATAAATTACCCCATTATTATCATATAATGAAACTAATAAATCATCACCGCCTGGATATGTGCTTAATGGTGATAATCCACCAGTTGCGTTTTGAACTGTTAATTTCCAATATCCTGTACCATCAACAACATCTGTAACTTCGTATTCCCAATACTTAGAAGTATCAGCAACTCTTGCTATTCTTATTTTACCAAGAACATCAGGGAATGTTGTTGGTGAAACAGGGGTTATTGTTATGTAATATTTTTTAGATACAGTTGTTTCATAAAATGCTAAAGGAACTGTATAAACACCTTGTGCATCAACAGTTAAGTTTGTAGCTGTGCTTGACCAAGCACTACCAGTCCAATATTCTGAGAATGTTATTGTGGTACTACTAATATTTTGAGCTGATGATAACGTTACTGTAGTTCCATCAACATTTGAAACTGTTACAGTTCCACTAACACCAGTTCCAGTAACAAGCATACCATTTCTTATATCATTGTTAGCAGCTGATAAAGTTAATGTTACACTCGATCCAGACGTACTAGCAGTTGATGTTGTATGATTTTTAAATGTAAATGTAGACGTACTAGGTTTACCATATATTTTAACATTTTTAGTACTTTCAAATCTATTAACTGTTGTTAATCCTTCTACGTTATATCCACTTATTTTATTATCTTCCGCGTAAGCATCTGTTGTAGACTTGGCATTCCATACTATAATATTGTCATTTGTGTTAGTAGCAGGGAATTTATATTTTATGGTATATATTCTTTTATCAACATCACTAATTAATTTTCCACCAGATCCTATAGTCATAGTTGATCCAGAATCATCATAATCTTGAAAAGTAATAGTGTAATAACTTTCTGGATTAGTATCTTCAACTCTTATTTCTGGTTTATCAGTTATTGAAGAGAATATATATCCAGCGTCTAGGTTAAATTCTATAGTAACAACTTGAAGATCTTGTTCATATTCTCCAGGTAAACCACTTCTATCTGAGTGTTTTTCTGCAATAGCATTACCAGTACCTGACCAAACTTTTGTTACTGTTATATTATCATCTGTATTATATATTAAATCTAAATCATTTAATAGATATTTTTTAGTAACAGCATCTCCAGTAACAGCTAAATTAATAGTTAAATCATTATTTGGCATGTTAACACCGTCAGCGAAATTAATAGTTGCTATAACATTATCTCCACTTTGAGCAAATGCAACACTATCAACATATGTTCCAGTTGATCCAACACTTAAATCTCCTGCGGTTAATGTACTACCAGTATCTGGAGTTATAGTCATGGTTGTAGTAGATTTAGTACTATGTATCTCTGTGGTAGGTGTTACATCAAAACTGTAAGCATCAACGCTTGCTTGAGCTATACCAGTTAAATTAATCGTTACGGTTTGATCATCAGGTGTTGTATCACCTGTCATTGCTGAATACTGACCTATACCTTGCACACTAAATTCTTGACTATCTAAATTACCAAGTGTTGTAGCGTCTCCTTTAATATGATTATAATATCTATTTTCTTTCTTTATAAACTCTTTTATAAATCCAGATTGAGCATCTGTTGTTATAGAATTACAATACCAACCTGGAGTATCAGTACTAGTAGGATTAGCGTAATCATTACCAGTATCATAATTGTTAGTGTATATTTTAGATCTAGAACCACTATAGTTTATTGTTTTAAATCCTTTTATTGTTTCTGGTATATCATTAATCAATAATATTACAGAAGATTCATAATATTTTGAAGCATCATTTTGTCCTGCAGAAATATCATAAAATCTATTTCTACTTTCATTTGTATGAACCCATAAATTACCATTTTTAAACGAATAGTATTTATTGTTTAAAGAAACAGCTGCTTCTGGTATAAATGATTTAAAGCTCGGAAAACCGTTTACCTTCTCATCGTAAGACACTGTTTGATTATTTAAAGTTAAATTATATAAACCCTTACTATCATCGTAACTACCTAATATTAAAGTAGATTCAGGTAAGGTATCTTTAAAATAATCTTTCATACCATTATCAGATATAGGAGTTAATCCATCTCTTGATAATCTTAATATTGCACCTCTATTTTTATCAGCAAAATAAACTCTAAAAGCATATGACGCAAATGATTCTGGGTTTGTACTAATACCATATTCACCAACGTAAGGAATAGCTTGTCCTAATACTCTATTTGTAGCTGTTAATTGTGGATTACCACTTGCTTCATATAAAGCATCTTTATTTGCTAATACTTTTAAACATTTATCTTCACATAATACAACTAAATCAGTGTTTCTAGCATGTAGTTTCTGAATACTACCGTAATGTGGATTAAGATCTTTCGTTATTGATTCACCTGCTATAAATTGATTTAATCTATTTACACCACTTGTAGAATTAAATAAACCAGAATATATTAAACCATTTTTCTTTCTATCTTCTTTATACTGTTCTGCTAATACAGTAGAAACTTTAACACCTTTATCTATTCTAATAGCGTTATAATCATCTCTTATTCTATCAGATTCTACACCATTACCAAATGAAAAGCAATTATGAAATGGTAATGTATGTAATGTACCATGCGCTGATATTGGATATGTATTACCTGTTTCGTAATATAAATCCATGTCTATAGCTTCTTTAGGTTCTGTTTCCCAAATAGCAGGATTGTCAGATGTTATAGTTTCATTATTACTATCTATTACTTTTTCTACTATTTGTATTTCATCAATTTTATCACTACCAAATGTAAAACTATCTTCATAAGGAGTTTTATTTAACTCATGTTCAAACTCTATTTTATATTCTCTTCTTTTACTACTACCTAATCTTTTTCGTTTAAAGTTACCACATCTTCTATATTGATAATCTATAGTACAACCAACAACTACATAAACCTCACTAGTATTATTACTAGTTGAACCTTTAAATCTAAATTTTGTACCAGCTTGAGATAATGATTTCAACCAAGAGTTTATAGTATCTGATTTATCATGTTTTTTCTTTGGTGAACCACTTGGCGCTCCAGTCCAATATATTCTCATAAACTTACTACCCATTTTAGGGTGACCGTTGTTCGCTGATGTTATATATCTACAATCATGAGTACTACTTTGCCCAGTGTCATACCAAGAAGCTTCTTGATCACCATCACCAGGACCACTATTTTGAGAATTAGCATATACTGGTCTACTATTAGATATACCCCATTCAGCTTGTACATCTGGATATGTTTCTATAATATTAGTATCAAAAGCAGCATCTCTATTTATTTTAACAAAAAATCTACCGTAAAACTCTGGTTTTCTTTTAAATTTTTCTTCAAAAAGTGTTATAGTTATAGGATCTCCATCAGATAATCCATCTAACATAGTTTCACCTTCTTTTAAAGGTTCATCAATACTAACCGAGTAAATATGATCATCATCGTCTTTTTCTCCAGTATAACCACCAGCTACAATATCATATTTTTCAGTTTTGTTTGCACCTACTGTTATTTGTATTAAACAATCTGATGTGAATCCAGCAGCAAATGTTGGAGTATTTAATGGATCTGGTCCAAGAAATTTAAATGTTGTACTACCTATTTGTGGTGCGTTAGAAGAATGTACTTTACAATTAGCTGCTCCTATAGATTTTTTAATTAACTTAATAAAATCTGGAGCTTCGTTTGATATATCCAAAACCTTATATCTTGCTGGAACACCAACAAAAACATCAGAATCATGCTGTTTCTTTAATATTAAATAAGTATCTTCTTGTACTTTATTTCTTTCTGACGAAGGAAAACTTAACCAAGCATTACCATCTTCAGATAGATAATATCTATCCATAGCTAAATTATAATACTCATTAGAAGTTTCTTTAATATAATACTTAAAGTGTGTTGCCCAACTAGGCGGAGTATTACTTAACTGAACGCTTAAGTTATTTACTGTTTCAGCATATGTTTTACTTGTTTGTTTAGATGCTCCTGAACTAGTAAAAACTGGAGTTTGTCTATTATATTCATCTATATAAACAACACCAGCTTGGTATGTTCTAAGAGATTTAACAGATAATTCAGGATCTTTAACTGTTGTTATAGGAGCTTGATTTACTACTAATGCAATTTCTGGTTGATTAAAGTGAGGTACGTTATAATTTTGTAAGTAATTAGCATATATCAATCTATTAGCCGTAACCTCTTGAGCTAATGCTTGTCTAGGAACATTATCCCATGGACGAAGCATTTGATTTGACTCTACAACTTTACCTATAATTTCAGATTCCAATTTGTATGTTGTAGGAACTACACCATCAGTTTCTTTTAAAGTATCAACAACGTATATTAATTGATTATTTGATTCTTTATATAGTATATCTATTTCATCAACATCTACAGGTGTTGTATCTGTTATATTAATCTCTAAGTTTCTTAAATTATTTATCATACCAACGTTATAACCATCAGATGATAAGTATTCAAACGAGGTAGGTTTAAATGCTAATTCACTAAATGGAGAAAACGTAGAATATTCACCACTAGTATATTTCCATCTATAACCAAACCTAACCATTTTCTTTTCAAACAACACACCCTCTTCACTTAGTAAAGCCTCCCATACTAATGGTTGATAAGGAACACTAACTGGTATACTTTGTATTATAGCCGCACACGTTGAACCACTATTTGTAACATTTGTTAACCTTACTTTTATTTCATAATTTGTTTGTGATGCTTGTTCTTCGTAAGTCGCTGTGAGAGTTATAATATCACCAACTTGAAAATTTGGTTGAGGCACGAAGTTTAAACTAACTGCAGTTCCAGCAGCTATTCCATCTCCATCTACAGTAGCAAACATTGAAGCTATAGAGTTAGTAACCACAACTGGATTATCTCCTGTACCATTACCACCTCTAGTTGAGGTAGCCATATTTAATGTAGGTGCTGTGATTGGAGCTCGCTTAGCAACAGTTATATGTTTCTCTTCAAAAGCAGAGGCAGCAGCTAAATCTGGAGCTAATATTTTTTTACCAGTATATTTACTATGTGTTGTAAAGTTAGCAGCACAACCTGATTTAAAAACATCAATATCTATTTTCTTTGGTTCTGTTTTATTATCTGTCCACAATAACATGCCTTCAACAACATTTATACCTGTGATATAATCCGTTGAAGTCCAATTTAATATATTAGCTGTATCAACTAATACTGGTGATATAATACCTTTAATATCATCATATTCAGCAATACAATCAGATTCGTCTGATGTTATAAACCAATATATTCTATCATTTTCATTATTTAACTTTGATCCAATACAAACAGCGTTGGTTAAACCAAAGCTATCAGTTGACCAATTAGAAGTTATTGTCTGAGTATTCGAGTTATATGTTTTACCAACTATTTGAGTTGTGCCTCTAACATTTTGAATAGTACCCACGTCATCGCCTTCAGAAGTAGAAATCTCTATATTCTGTGCGTCTCTATATTCTCCATTAGGTACTATTCTTTCATCCAGGTCTTTGTTCATTTTACCTGCACGAAAATGATGTTTTAATTCTGGCATATCTTAGTGTTTTATGTGCTTAGATTTACCTCTCATTATTTGAGCTAGTTCTTCAGATTTATAATTACTTAATCTTAATTTAGCTTTTCTCATTTCAGCAAATCTCTCTTTTTTAAATCTTGCTACAAGATACTCTGGTGTGTTTATTCTAGTTGCTAAAATAGCATGAGCTATCCATTTATATACCGCTTCCTCAGCAAATTTATGTACTTGCATTTCAGCATCAGTACCTAGTGTATCACTTATATATTTTAAAGTTATTGTTTTACCACTTAATGATCCACTAAAGTAAATACGACCTCTAGCATCATCTATATAAAATAAACCATTAGCAGAAGCGTTTTCTGGTTCAATACCATATCTACCACCTAACCAAAAGGTTCTATCTATATCATCATGCTCTTCATTTATATTATCATTTAAGACATTTGGATCTTCAGCGTTTTTATATTTTTCCCATGTATCTGAATCTTGTTGTGTAAGTAGACTACCATCACTATCAAATAAATAATCGTAATCATCATTTTGTAATAACGATGTAGGATTACTAGTTTTTCTTGCTGGCAATAATATTCTTTCTACACCATCACTATCCATATAAGAAATTTTTACATAGTTAACATAATCTTGTGGTAATACCATTGTTAATGATGGTGGTATTTCTATTTCTTGTGATTTCTCAGATCTTAATGTGTCATAACTTAATTCAGCAATACATCTTTGTGCATGAAAAAATAAATCAGCTCTTTTAACTTTATGTATTAATTTATCTAATCCTACATAAGCTATTATAAAGTTATTAATTAAATCTTGAATACCTATATATTGATAAGTACCATATTGTTCTGTTGCGTTTAATTCTACTAATGTTATAACTAAACCAACTTTAGGCGCTCCGTTTGTTTCTTGTACAGTTGTGTTTATACCTGAATTTGTAAAAACAAGATTATAAGAGTTATCAACAGTTGTATCATTAGGATCAGTACCATTATAACTATAATTACTTGTTGATATTTCTATATTATCAATAAATACTCGTATCTCAGTTTGTTGTGTAGGTCTTGTAGGAAAATCAATAGCAGCTACATTAAATGATACTGTTCCAGATCCACCTGTTCCATCTCCTGTCCAACTTTTACTTTGGTTGTAATACGATTGTTGTGTTGTTGTTCCTAGTAATCCCATTTATTATACTTTTTCTTGTTGTTTATCTTGTACTTCTTCTTGATTAGCTATGCTATAAACATCTTGTTGTTTAATAACTACTCCAGCTAATTCTAATATCTTTACTACTAAGTTTGATTCTTCAGACATATGTAATTCAAAATTAGTACTATTATTAGCATTATATAAAGCTTCATCTAATACTGTGGTATAAGCCCACTCTACTGTACTAGGTCTAGATATAAAATTACAAACTACACCCGACGTTATAGTAGTCGGATATAACTGTACTTGTCTATCATTATCTCCTGTTAGGCCAGTAGCTCTAACGTATACAGGTCTGTTAATTGTTGGTTCGGTTAAAGGTGAGTTTAATATATGATGTATATCGTTCTGAGGAATTTTTTCTATCTCTAAGTATTTATTATTACATAGATAATATAATTCACCCATACGATAGTAACCGTCAGGTAGCATGAATAGTCCGTTTTCGACTGTAGCATCTTGTAATGCTATTGCTATTCTATATTTTTCAAAAATATCTATTTTTTCTTCTATTAAATCTATCATGTCAGAATACGTAGTATCATTTCCTGGTTTTGCTCTGAATTGATCTAAGTCATAAAAATATTGTTCAAATATTTCCATCTGCGCTTGATTAGCTAATAGATTAAATTCTTGAGGTGTTATATAACCTCTTTGCTCTTTATTTGCTATTGCTAGTACTCTTTGATATACTGTGTCTACGTTAACTGCCATATTTTATTTATTTATAGTAAGTAACCACCTCATAGAGATGGTCACCTCTATAAGTGATTATTATAATCTTTTTTCAATAGCTTTAACTACTTCTAAACCGTCATCGGTTTTAAACCAAGCAGATATAGCTGAGTATGGGTGTTCTTCAAAAGGAACTTCAAATAATTTTCTACCATTACTTGCCCATTGGAATGATCTGTTATCTGGTGCTAACTTTATAATATTTGCTTCAACAGCTTTTATTGCAAAGTTTCTTAAATGAACATCATCATCTTGCATTAATCTTAAAAATAATTCAGATCTATGTCTAGCAAATAATAAAATATCTCTTTGTATTTCTTTCGAAGTCATTTGAGATACAGCATTGCCATATTCTACCCTTAAAACAGCTTCAGCTTCTTCTACTGATAATTGTTTAGCTGCAATTAATGCGTCAACTTCTAAGTTTATAACATCAAGTTGATCTGTTGCTATCACTTGTGCATCATGCTCATAATACATTTTATCTTTAAGCGGATGATAAAGTGATAATAGTTTTTGTAGGTTCTGCATTCTTGAAGGAACAAATAATGATCCGTTTCTAAATACAATCCTACCAAGTGTTATTTGACCTTTTTGCTCATCAACAAATGGTGAATTTTGATTTGTTGCATATCTTAATTCTCTTTGTTGTTGCATTTCTTCGTCCCACCAAAGCAAAGGTCTTTTCCTTGAGTGTCTCCCTGGTACAGTAAATACCAAAGGTTGTTTAATTCCAGATAGAATATATGTTCTATCTTTAATTGTCCATGTTGTTTCCATAATATAATATAATTAAAAAATTTGTAAAAATAAAGACCTGGAGGTACCACTTATGATACCTCCAAAATGTCTTTAATTATTTAGATGATTGATTAGTCACCATGTACCGCGTCTGTTTTCTTCAATAATACAAAGTTATTAGCCGCTTGAACACATAAACATCTCTCAGATAAGAAATGAACGTTCATTGCGTCTTCGTCACTTGTATAATTTCCACCAACAGATCCAGTGATCCATGATTTCATTCTTCTATCATCAGCTTCAGAAGCTCTATATCTAACGTGTAAGAAAGGTCTTTTTACGTTTTGACCAAGAATTTGATCATAAACAGTAGAAGTACCAGCAGGTACTATAATACCTTCTACATCATCAGCATTACCTCTTGTAGTGCTATCATTTAGATATTTCCAATCAGTTTTATAGAAGTCATAAGAACCTCTTCTAAAACCAGAGAAACCTAAATTAAGCGCCATATCCTCTTGGTTGTTGAATACACCATAAGATGTTCCACCAGATCCATAAGAATTTTGGTTTGCTAGCATCTTGTCGATAGCTAAAGCAATGTCTCTATTAGCAAAGATCATGTTTTCTTCAATAGCACCTTGCTTATCAAGCTCTTTAAGGATGTTATCAAATTCTACAATTCCTTCACCAGCAGCAGTATCACCAAAATCAGCATCGTTATAAACAATACCTCTTGATTCAACAGCAGCGAAAAGACCTTCAGAACCAGTAGCTGTAAATCCTGTAGCTCCAAAAACGTCACCTGGAGTGATAGTCACACCAGAAGCAGCTTTTTCAGCTTCAATCATTGCCATTTCTAATTGGTCTTCAAATCTTAGTCTTGCTTCGTGCTCAGACTTTAGATACCATAAGTATCCTGAAGTTCCTAACTCAGAAGTAACTTCAACCCAACCAATCTGAGCAGTGTCAGATCCGTTTACACTATACTTGTCTCTAAGAATAATTGGCTTATTGCTATAAGAGTCAAATTTAGCGTCAATTGAATTACCTACATTTTGAGTTCCTTTTCCGTATTCAGAACCATAAACGAATAACTTAATTCCAGTTATTGCAGCAGAAGATGCGTCATACGCAGTTCCAGCTTGCGAGAAATCAGCTACACTATAAGGTGCCGCTACGAAAGTTGCGTTACTAGCGTGAATGCTAGTGATATAAGCTTTAACAGTATTTCCACTTTTACTTACAGCGATAGTATCACCAACTTTAAGTAAAGACTTCTTTTGTGCAGCAGTCTGTCTTAAAGCAGATGGACCAGTTGCGTCAGCAATCAAAGTAAACTGAGAGCTACTGTGATCGTCTTGTGCAATCTGTACATCGTTAAAAGCTACGTGGATTCTGCCTTGCTCTGACCATACGACTTCATCAGAAGCCATAGGCATTTCAGCACCAACCATTTTCAAGAAACCAGAGATAGTACGATTACCGTATCTTTCTACCTCTTTTTCATATACTTCTGGAAGGAACTGTTTCGCGAAATTAAAATCGTTTCCCGCGATGTTTAAATAATTACTACCCCATAGATCTTTAGTAGGTCTAGGAGTAAGGTGCATTAATTCTGCACCAGTTCCAGCTAATGCCATAGTTTTTAAATTTTAAATGTTAATTAATTTTGTTAATTTTTACTCGAAGTTTGCTAGAATCATCACCGCTTATTACTTTATACTTAGTGCCACTATGATCAATCGTATTTCCATGCGTTTGATTTGGTGTCATGTCAACATTTTTAGCTTTTGCCATACTTTCTTTCATAGCATCAGCTTTTCCTTGTTGGTAAAAGTGATTTGCGATAGCATCAGGATTATTTGCTGTAAATAAAGCTTTATGATAACCTTGGGGATCTTGTAGTTGTTTTTTCTTATCTAAGAATTTACCAACAAAATTATTAAGATCACTTTGGTTTTCTTTAAGCTTCCCAGCATCTTTTACATTGTAACGATATTTCTTCTCACCAACGTTGTATTCAAAACCTTTGAATTCAGCGTCGAACAGTTCATCTGTCTTAGAAGTAAATGTGTTTCTTTGCTCTTCTGCTAATTTGAGATTACTCTCGCTCTCTTCATTGTATCTATTAAAAAAATCAATGGCTTTTTGTTGATCAGGCGTTAACTTAACACCGGCCTTGATCTCCTCATAGTACCTGGATTTTAAGCCTTCCAAGTGGCTCTTAGCGTTTGCAACTTGCTCTTTTAACGCTAATTTCTTTCTACGAATGTCTCTTTCGTCGTCATTATCTTCATTCCACGAATAGAGATCATCCATTACAAACGAAATTTCTTCATCATTAAGATGAGGTTTTGTTTGTTTAAAATATTCTCTTAGTAAACTTGTATCATCATGTTTACTATAATCTTGATTTAATTTTACATAATCATCAAGACTTCCACCAGTGTCATTCATAAAGTCTACAGCTTTTTGAATATTTTCCGGTAATTCTTTTCCACTTGATTCATTTTTATCAAGTGCCTCGGTTACTTTTTCTTCTAACTTCTCTACTTGTTTATCAACTGTTTCTTTAACCTCTTTTTCAGTTTTAACTACAGGTTCTTCTTCAACAATTTCTTCTAGTATAGGAGCTTTTTCTTCTTTAACCTCTTCTTTAACTTCTTCTTTAGCAACCTCTTCTTTAGGTTCTTCTTTAACTTCTTCTTTTTTAGTTAAATCAACCTTAGTAGTATTTTCTTCTACTACTTCTTCTTTTTTCTTCCTTAAATCAACTTTTACTGGTTCATTATCTTTTTCATTAACAAACTGTTTTGGTGTTTTTGGAAGTTTAACTTTCATATCTCCACCTTCTTTTTTTACTTCTTTTGTTTCCGGTTCAGATATTTTGTTTTCATTTTTAGTTTCAGTAGGTTGAATTTCTTCAACTACCTTTTCTTCTTTTTTAGCCATAATATAATATTATATAATTAAACAAATTATCTAGGATCAAATGATCCTAAATCTATACCACCTAATGTATCATTACCCATAGATTCAAAGTTTTTAGGTGGTTTATTATTACTTCTTTGATCTATTAATTCAGATTGTTGAGATGCTTGAATTTTAGTTCTTTCATCTTTACGATCTTCTTTTTCAGTTTCTTTTTCTTTCACAACTTTTAATTCCATTTCTTTTAATCTCATGTTAATTAAAAATTCGTGATTCATAAGTTCTTTTTTAATAGCAGCTTCTTTCATTAATTTACTTCCTTCTAAAAGAGCTTTACCTTCTTCTAATTGTAAACTAGTTTGAACTAAAGCTTGTTGTTTTTGAACTTCAGCTTCAGCTGCAACTTTTTGTGCCTCAGCATTAGCATCTGCTTGAGCTTTAATATTCTGCTCTTGTAATTGCTGATCTCTTTCTGCTTTTTGCTTACGTCTTACTTTAAGTAGTTCGTTAGCTAACTTAATATTTTTTATATTTCTTACATCAATAGCATCTTCAAGATCAATTAATCCTTTAGATAGAGCAACTTGAATGTTATTTTCAAGCATTTGTTTTTCTTCTTCATCTGGAGCTAATTCAATAAATATACCAAAATCATATAAATGTAAATTAGTTAACTCATCTAATGTCCCTACATTATGATTACCAATTTTTTGAATAAATGCTTCTCTTGTTGGTGAATATTCTAATATATCAGATATTCTAAGTGATACACCTTCGCAAGTTTCAGCTGTTAAAAATAATCCAGATTGCAATATATGTCTTGTAGCGGTATTACTATTTGCTGCAGCTAACTTTTGAATACCAACTAAAGAGTGTTCACTAGGTGTACTAGCATCTCTTGCTTCGTTTAATCCGGTTACATCTCTTATCATTTGAAGATAATAATTGTATGTACCTATTAATGATTGCATTTTTTGACCACCTGCACCACTTTGTATTTCTTGTATAGGTATTTTTCCTGGGTTCATATCACCTTCTTGGTTTAATGACCTACCAATTACACTACCAGTTTGGAAGAACATATTTAATGCTTCCTGTGGATTGTAATTTGTACCATTACCTAAATCAATTTCAGCAAGACCATCTGCGTCTAAATAAACACCATCTGGTACCATTCTTGCCATTACTTGCTGTAGCTTTAAATGAGTTAATTGAATCATATCAGCAAAACCAGTAATTCTACTTACCAATGATTCTATTTTTCCTTTATACATTCTAGGTGCAACAATATTATAGTTTAATTTTACTTTAGTATAATCACTTTTAGGTCGCATCATGTTTTTAGCGAGTTCCCATTTAAGTAATTTTTTACTACCAACTATTAAAGCACCCTCATATAATACTTCTAATGATCTTTGCATTTTACCAAATTGCTTCTCATAAACCTCAATAGGTGGATCAAATTGATCATCTCTTAATATTATTTTAGTAGCACCTGATGATAATTCTTTTACTTTATATACTTCATTCATATATGTTTTATAATTAAAATATAAAACTTGAACAGTATTTTTATCTAAATCACTACTTGATTGTTGTGTTGAGAATACACCAGTATTTTGGAAACCAGATTTGGAAATCTCTTCCATTTCAGATTCATCTAAATCAGGAAATTGTTTTTTTATCTCATTTATAGGAATATTTTTAACTTCACCTATATAATATAAATCATCAAAAAATGGATCATCTGTATAAGACCATATTAAATTAGCAGGATCTACATACTCTATTTTAATTCCTTCAGTTTCTGTAAAAGTATTTTTAACAGCACCGATACCTAAAACAGCTAAATCATAATAATATCTTTTTCTAGTGTTTTCATAACGATTACCTTCTAATACAGTATTAATGGCTTGTTCTTCCGCTAATTCAATTTCTTGTTTATAACTTAATTGCATATGAAGTTGTAATTCTTCTTCACTATTAGGTAATCTTTCTGGATCATTTTCAGCTAAATTAATACCAAAAGCTTCATTTGCGAATTTAGTTAACTCTCTAGTTTCTAAATCTCTTAATACTGATTCCATGTACTGTGTTCTTTTAGCAACACCATATGGATCTTGTGAATAACATTTTACATCATAACTTCTATCAGCTATACCATTTACTACTATGTCTACAAATTTAGGTATAATAGGTACCGGCTTCCAGTCTAAATTAAGATAAGATAAATCACCGTTTATCGATAATTCATCTTTGTATTTTTGTATTGATTGTTCTCCTCGTGCGTAAAGTCTTAGTTTATGAAATTCATTTTGATTATTATAAAATCTATTAGTACCTGAATCTCTATTAAACCACTCGCTTTCTATAGCTTTAGCGACTTTAAGTCCATACTCTGAACTCATTTTTTCTTGATCGCTAACAACTTGACTAGGAAAAAATCCTTTTAAAACCGAATCAGCCATATTATTTTTTTATTAATTTTGAATGCATACCTTTGTTTTTATATTTAGATATACTTATATTTAACTTTGTTTTTTGTCTATCTGCATATGGTGTATATAAATGTTTATTACAAGCCATAATAGCTAAACCAGAACTTATAGTAGCATCGTACTTTGTTCTTTTCATTATGTCAAATCTTGCCCAATCGTTTAATGTTCTATTAAAATACATGTTACCATGTGTTCCGTCTTGTTTTATACCAACACTATTTTGTATATACATCTCAATAGCAGCAGCATGGGCCTGTTTAACATCTTCACTAGTATTTGGTATACCACCTACTTCTTTCTCAGCAACTGATAATTTATTCCAAACTTTATCAGGTCTATTCATTGAATAACCTCTATAACCTCTACGTTTTAAATAATATAAAAGTCTAGGTTTATTATTTTCACATAATAATGGCATCCCATAAAATACTAATGCCATTAAAACATCCTCAAAAAATATCTCAGCAGTTTGAGGTCTAGCTATATATTCTAAGAAAAATTGACTAGGTGGACAATCTTCCATACTAAATTTACTTAAACCATGTAAAGCACCCTTAGATCCTTTACCATCAACAGTTCCTGATATATCATAACTATCACACCCAAAAGCTCCTATATGCTCATTACCAGGTTGTTTTCTACCATTGTTGTTTACTACTTTATTTTGTAGTTCAGGTTTTGGTATCCAACTAACTTTAAACCTTCCTTTTGGATCTGGATAAAACATAACATTTGTATCTTTTATACCATTAATCCATTGAAAATTACCAGTAGATATACCATGATTCATTTCCTCATTGTAATCTATCTGTTCATATATTTTAACTAAATTAAATATACTATTATTTGCCTCATCTCTAAAAGCATGTTCTTCAGTTCTTGGAAATTGTCTATAAAACTCATTTAAAGCATCTTGATCATTCTTCAAGCCATCTGCTTCGTTCTGCCAATGTTCTATAACACCTATATCTATTAAGTCTCCATGAGGACCATAAGTTTCTTCTTGTGGTGTATTGAATACAGGTATTCCATACATATCAATGAATCCCTCGTAGTTCCATTCCATAGGTATGAACAAAGAATAGAGTCCTGAGCTTGTCTGTCCATTGCGGTTTCGTTTTGTAACATCTGAGTTGTTATATAGTTTTTTAAAATTATCACCACCTTTGTCTAATGCGTTTGATGTAGAACCCATCATACATTTACCAATAATTCTACTACCTAAACGTAAACATGTTTTTGTTACCCTCCAGTTGTTTAATATATTATCAGGTCTCTCCCATTTACCACTTTCATCATGTACAAGTAAATTGAGTTTTTCCCCATCATAACTATTATCACCAGTATTTTTCCAATCAATAGTAGTATCTAAACCTACTATTTCTTCTACTTTTTCGTTAGTAGTTATTTTTCTTCTAGTAAACTTTTGAGCAGGTACTCTAAAAGCAAGTTCACTTTTTGGTCGATCCATACCATCTTGAATCGGTTTAAAGAAGAATGGATAGTTTATGGATATAGGTACAACTTTATCAGTAAACATTTTTTTAGCATCAGCACCAGTTTTAGATAATATACCATATCTAGCATCACTTGATATTGTAGCTAAATTAACACTCTCAGCACTAGACATAAAAGAAAATCCAGAACGTCTATTTTTTAAATAACACATTCCATAACATCTTTTATCAGCTTTACAAGCTTCCCAAAATATAAAGAATAATCTATTTGCTTCTCTAAACTCTGGAGCACCTACGTCAATTTTAGACCATTGTAGATACATATAATGTGTACCAGTTAAATAAGTTGGAATTCCTTTATTATTAAACCAAAACCCATTTTCTCTACGATTAAATTCATCGTCTATATAATCAAACCAGTTTTCTTTAAAATCATCTGGATACTGCTTCCAATCAAAAATACTTCTTATATTCTTAAATTCTTTAGGTAAGTTAAATTGTTCCCAGTATTGTTCTTTTTTATCTTCAGATCTACTAAATATTTTCTTTGGTTCTTTTGGTAAAGCTATTTGAAAGTTTTGTATTTCATATATTTCACCTATTTGACCAGTTTTAGATATAACAACAATATCATGTTCTTTATTATATCCGTATTTCCAGGCTTTTTTCTTATTAAGCCTTTTTATAGTATTTATCTTTAAAGGTTCTACAACCTTATATAAATTTTGCTCGTACATTATTTAGATCTTCTTTCAGCAAAACCCCCAAAAGCTTTCTTTTCTTTTTCTTCTTTAGGTTTATTTTCTAATAAATTCTCTTCTTCTTGAATTCTAGATAATATCTCAAAAGCATCAAATATAGCTAATTTTTTGGTTGCGGCTGCGTTTTTTAATCTATCAGCTGATATATCATCATCACTATCAACTATAGGTTCTTTGGCAACTTTTACTAATTCCTCAACTGCTTTATAACCAGCTTGGATTATATTCTTCTTCTTTTCCTTGATATTCATATTTAATTGCAATGTCTTGTGTTCTTACTCTATATAGTCGTTCGTTATTAATAACAAACTCATATTCACTATTAGGTGTAAATCCAACTAAACTACCTGATTTAGGTAATTTTTTATTAGTATATTTCAGTATACCAATTAAAGGTTCTTCTTTATTGGTATCTAATTTACTATAAGGTTTAATAGGTTTAACGAAACAGTACTGGTCTAAAGGTATCCAATCTTTATTTCTTTTATAAGCGTAAATTTGATCAATAAAAACAAAATACATATTGTCTTTATAATAACTTTTACTATCTTGCTCATCACCTCTAATATCTAAATATCTTCTAAATATATTATGGTGCACTATTATTTCATCACCTACTTTTATATCTGTTTTAATTGATTTAGGAACAGATATTACTATAGCTTCTCTACTAACATGTTGGTGTTGGAAATTATCAGTGTTAATAATTAACTCTTTATCACCTATCTTTTTAGTATTATTGTATCTAGTATCTTTTGGTTTTACTATAAAATTATATATACCTTTCACTAATACTCTAAATTGTATTCAACTGCTATAGCCATATTTTTATTAAAATCTTTCCAAGGTAATACTTCGTCACCTTTATTAATAAAAATACTATATTTATCGTCTTCTTCAATTATATTACAAATAATATGCCCGCCGTAAACCTCTTGATCTACGGCATAATGCATAGCTTCGTTTTTATAATCTTTACCTATACTAATTTTTCTTATCAACTGGCTCATCTGGTATCTCTTTTAAAGTTCCATCATTTACGCTAACAGAAACTTTTCCATATTTTTTCTGTAAGCTAACATTAAATTCACTTAGTCTTTCTTGTAAAGTATTTATTTTTTGTACACCTACTTGTTGTTGAAAAGCTAAACCACCAATATCCATTTGTGTTCTATTGATAGCTGTAACATAATCTTGTATAGTTTTTAATTCTTCTTTTGTAACCTTTGTAGGTTTTTTCTTGTTTTTTACCATTATTTTATTATTTAATTAAACTTTATTTCACTTTTATATTATCACGCAATTGTCACGCTTTTTACTTTTTAATCACTTTCTTCTTTGGTTTAGTAATAAACCAATCTTTATATACCTCTCTTTTTTCCATAATATAGTCAAAATACTTATCAACTTTAGCTCTCCAATCTTTATCTACATGGGGATTAATAATCCCTGATTTATGATTTGAGAAGGTATGATTTATAAATTCTTTTATATTATCTTGGTTTGTAAAGAGATAACTATTTATACATGAAAATGATCCATGCATAATATTATTCCAAACATCTATTGGTTCTATTCTTTTTCCTAAAAGAGCAGCATAAATAGCACTTTCACTTATATGTGTTGTATAAACACCTTCAGCTTTTTGCATATAGTAATACATGTCAATTGTTCTAGGTAATATACATTGTTCACCAAAAAAATCCTTTAATTCACCAATTATTTGATGAGTTGTTATTGGGTGTGGTTTAAAATATATATTATCTCCATGTTGCTTTTTAATCTCTCTTAATCTATTTAAACAGATATTAGATTTTATTTTATTTGATCCAGGTAATACAACCAAATAATCTTTTGGTGGATACTTATCAAATTCTTCAGATCTATCTGTATATTTATTAGCAGTGTTTTTTTGAATATTATTTATCAAATAACTAGCATAATCTTCTACAGATTCTGGTTTTGAATTCCATGCATCAGCTAATTGTTCGTTCCTTTGTTTAAGATTCAATGGTTGCATATAAAAACTTGTTGCAAACTCTGTATAACCCATTGTCTTAAAATAAGGCATTTCTTCTGCTAAAACATCATAACTTGATTCTAAACCAAGTTCACTACATTTCCTAATAACATATCCTTCGATTGTTTCTAGTTCATATAGTCGTTTATTTTTTTTAAGGGGACCTATTCTCTTGTCTAGTTCCTTCTTATTAAACATTTCCATATTATTAAATTTAATTTATATTAGTATATATATTATTACACATTTTTAGTGTTTTCTACCTAAGTTGTAGACCTGCTAAGTCTATCAATCTCTGTATTATAATTCTTTACATAAGTACTATACCACGACCTAGTTGTGTTTGTACTTGTATTATAAGTAGTAGTTGTACTTGTATTATAAGTAGTAGTGGTACTAGTGTTGTAAGCAGTAGTAGTAGATTTACTAGTTGAATTAGTATATGTTGTTTGTCTTTTAACAACAGTACTAGTATTGTATACAGTTGTGGTAGTCTTACTTGTTTCATACGTTGTAGTAGTAGACTTACTAGTTACAGTACTTGTGTTATATGTTGTTGTGGTACTTTTACTTGTCTCATACGTTGTGGTAGTAGACTTTGAAGTATTCCACGTAGTAGTATACGTCGTAGTAGTAGAAGTACTTGTGTTATATGTTGTGGTAGTACTATGACTAGTTTCATACGTTGTTGTGGTATTGGTACTTGTATTATACGTTGTAGTAGTAGTTGTAGACGTATTATACGTAGTAGTAGTAGATTTTGACGTTGACCAAGTTGTAGAGGTACTTTTAGAAGTTATTGATGATGTTGATCTAGTTGTAGCTGTATTAGTACTTGTATTATAAGTAGTTGTATAAAATGTAAAATCAAGTGTACTTGTATTAAATGTCGTTGTAGTACTTTTACTAGTAGACCACGTTGTAGTCGTGCTTTTACTAGTTGCCCATGTTGTAGTGGTACCTTTAGTAGTAGTATAAACTGTAGACGTTGTATACGTTGTAGTTGTAGCTTTACTAGTTATAGAAGATGTTTCATAAACTGTTGAGGTAGTATATGTAGTAGTTGTACTATGTGATGTTGCTGTACTTTTACTTGTACTCCATGTGGTTGTAGTAGATTTACTTGTTATAGAAGATGTTGATCTACTTGTTTGTGTACTTGTACTAGTATTATAAGTTGTTAAATAAAATGTAAAATCGAAAGTACTTGTGTTAAAAGTAGTTGTTGTAGATTTTGATGTTGACCAAGTTGTAGTTTTACTAGTTATAGAACTAGTTGCATATACTGTTGATGTTGTATAAGTAGTTGTAGTACTTCTACTTTCTGTAGTGTTTCTACTAGTACTCCATGTAGTTGTGTATGCAGTAGTTGTACTCTGACTAGTTGATCTACTTTCTGTTGTATTATGACTAGTTTCATAAGTGGTTGTTGTGTTAAATGTTGTTGTCCACGTAGTAGTAGTTGATTTACTAGTAACAGTAGATGTATTATATGTAGTTGTAGTCGAGTATGTAGTAGTTGTTGATCTACTTTCGGCTGTATTCTTACTTGTAGCCCACGTAGTAGTATAAGTAGTGGTTGTACTTTGACTTGTACTCCTACTTTCAGTTGTATTTTTTGATGTATTATAAGTAGTAGTTGTATTAAATGTTGTAGTCCATGTTGTTGTAGTTAACCTCTTAGTTACTGTACTTGTGTTATATGCGGTTGACGTACTATATGTCGTTGTTGTACTCCTACTTTCTGTGGTACTTTTACTAGTAGCCCAAGTTGTTGTAGTACTTCTACTTGTAGCTGTACTATATGTTGTTGTAGTACTCTGACTAGTATTAAAGGTTGTTGTAGTACTAATACTTGTGTTATATGTGGTAGTGGTACTTTGACTCGTATTATATGTTGTTGTTGTACTTTGACTAGTATTAAAAGTAGTTGATGTGGTATACGTAGTTGTTGTATTCCACGTGGTAGTTGTACTTTTACTAGTATTCCAAGAAGTTGTGGTTGATCTAGTTGTTTCCCAACTTGTAGATGTACTTTTAGACGTATTCGCCTGAGTCATATAAGTTGTAGTAGTATTAGCCATCAGATCCTCCTTTCATTAAAATATTGTTAACAAAATAATTATGATCAATTAACACTCTAGCTATAGTGTGCCTTGTATCTGAACTATCAAAATCAATACTTGTTATTTCTATTTCAGTATTATCTATTTTATAAAGTTTATCACCAACAACTAATTCATTCATATTTTTTTCTACCCACGATCCATCTCGTTTTATTATCATTGGATGATTACCAGTTACTTTTAATAACCCATTGTTTATATCGTAAACTCCTTTACATACCATAACAAGTGTTCTACCACAAGTTTGATTAACTAAACTAGGATTACTAACGTCAGCGCATGTTACGATACTGTGATTATGTATTGCTTCAATTTCTTTTGTAATAGAATCAGGCATATTAACAGTTACATCACTAACTATACCTCTTCCTGTTGCGGGTGGTGTTAATATTTTAAGAGGTACTTTATAAATATCTTTATTATAATATGAATTCATAGGTGGATCTACAGAAACATCAGTAAATGTTATACCGTCTGTCCAATAAAATTTCATATATTCATCAGAATCTCCACCACTAAAATTCCACCAAGTAATCTTACCACCAGTTTTTACTATTTTTGCTGTGCAAAACATTCTAAATTTAGCATGTAAATCATCGTCTGCATATGTATCCATTAATATAGCGTCGTATCTGCCAGTTGTACCATATAATGACCACCATTTATCTTCATGTATTGTAACATTAGATTTTCCAACTGCCCACGCTTTAGCTTTTTCTATTACTTGTGGATGAAATTCACATATCGTATGTGATGCAGGGTTTCTAGCTTGAATAGCATTAGATAATATACCCATACCAAAACCGCATTCAAGAACATGGTCCCCTTCGGATACAGCAAGTTCTGCCATTTTTTCCATAATAGGTTGTTCCCATTCCATCATAACTTCATATACCCCAGGTCCTCCAACACTTGTTGGATGGGGACAATTCCAAGTTATCTTGTCATCTGTAAATGTTAATGTTGCATCTTTGTATGCGTTTTGTATTTGTGTTGCCATATTATTTTAATTTTATATACATCCTCTTGCACACCCACCTGTTGAAGTTGTTCTACTTGTTTCTATATTTGTATAATAAGTGGTTGTTGTATTTTGTGATGTACTATATTGAGTATCTGTACTTTTACTAGTGGTATATGTTGTTGTTGTTGATGCAGACGTTGATGTACTTCTACTTTCAGTTGTATTTCTACTTGTAGCCCAAGAGGTCGTAGTTGATTTACTAGTGGCCCAAGTAGTTGTAGTTGATCTACTAGTTGACCATGTTGTCGTTGTAGATCTACTCGTTGACCACGTTGTTGTAGTACTTTTTGATGTTAATGTATTAAACGTAGTTGTTGTTGTAGTACTAGTATTGTACGTTGTTGTTGTTGTATACGTGGTTGTTGTACTTCTACTCTCAGTTGTTGATGTACTAGTATTATACGAAGTAGTAAAATCTGTAAATGTATTCTGACTAGTATTTCTAGATGTAGAAGTAGCATGACTAGTTTCATAAGTTGTTGATGTTGTATATGTAGTAGTCCAACTTGTGGTTGTACTATGTTGTGTTGTGGTACTAGTGTTATATGTTGTACTTGTTGTGTATGTTGTTGTCGTGCTTCTGCTTTCAGTAGTACTTTTACTAGTAGCCCAAGTTGTAGTATATGCAGTAGTTGTGCTTTGACTAGTACTCCTTGATGTAGATGTAGCGTGACTTGTGTTATATACTGTTGAAGTTGTATACGTGGTAGTCCAACTTGTAGTGGTAGATTTACTAGTTACAGTACTTGTATTAAACGCTGTACTTGTGGTATACGTAGTAGTAGTTGATCTACTCTCTGTCGTATTTTTACTAGTATTCCATGTTGTAGTATAAGTTGTCGTTGTACTCGTATTATACGTAGTTGTTGTACTTTTAGAAGTTGACTGACCCATATCAGTATTTCTTTTAACAGTGGTACTAGTATTATATACGGTCGTCGTGCCAAATGTCGTTGTCCATGTTGTAGTATAGGTAGTAGTGGTAGTTGTACTCGTGTTATACGTTGTAGTAGTATCATAAGTAGTAGTTGTACTTCTACTTTCTGTAGTATTTTTACTAGTATTCCACGTTGTCGTGTATGTTGTTGTTGTGCTTCGACTTTCTGTAGTATTATGACTAGTTTCGTATGTAGTAGTGGTAGTTGTACTAGTATTGAATGCAGTTGTAGTGGTAGTACTTGTGTTAAAAGTAGTTGTAGTGCTTCTTGACGTTGATTGTCCAAAATCAGTTTGCAGTTTAGTTACTGTACTAGTATTGTATGTTGTAGTTGTATTAAACGTTGTCGTCCAAGTAGTTGTATATGTAGTTGTAGTATCAGTACTAGTATTATACGTTGTAGTTGTACTTTTACTAGTTTCATAGGTAGTAGTTGTACTTTTACTAGTTTCATATGCAGTTGAAGTACTTTTAGTAGTATTATAAACAGTGGTTGTACTCTTACTGGTACTCCATGTTGTTGTAGTACTCTTACTAGTTATAGAAGACGTCTCATATGTAGTCGTTGTAGACTTACTGGTTTCGTATGTAGTTGTTGTAGATTTGCTTGTAGCCCACGTTGTTGTATAAGTTGTGGTAGTAGCTGTAGATGTGTTATAAGTAGTAGTTGTATCTGTACTAGTGTTATAAGTTGTTGCGTAAAATGTAAAATCTGTTGTACTAGTATTGTATGTAGTAGTTGTAGACTTACTAGTCGACCAAGATGTACTTTTACTAGTTGAGTGAGATGTACTTTTTGATGTGCTCTTTGATGTAGCTGTTAGCCAAAAATCTTTTTTCGTAAATCCGAGGTTTTTCATATGATTTCATTTTTACGCAAAGTTACCAACATAATTCACAAGTACTTTATCTGTCGCATGTACATAGTATGATATAATATGAATTGCATTTGCTGTCGTTACAAAATTTATAGTAGCTCCATCTGGTGTTAACATATAACTTGGTAATGCCACAAAAGATAATGATCCTACACTTGCAGGATTTGTTAATACTATCATACCGGTTTTACCAACATCTCCACTTGCTACCGTTAAAGCTATAGTAGTTGCTTCATTCCCTACAGTTACATTATGATTATCATTATCAGCAAGAACAATCGTGTGTGTACCACTAGATTCAGATACTGCCGCTGGTGTTCCTTGTACTATACTTCCCTTTACATATAAATCACCAGCTAAGTGAAGATCTTTCCATTGTTTTAAAGTAGAACCTAAATCTCTAGCACCATCAGTTCCTCCTACAAGAGCAGATCCATTCCATCTAACTTCAGCACCATTAACGTTTAATGTAATCCTACCGTCAGTTGAAAAATCAATTAATTCTTGATCTGAAGAACTTGTATATTGTCTACCAATTTTTAATGATGTATTATATAAAGTAGTAGGTGAAAATGTACCGCAGGAAAAAGTACCATCTATATCCGCGTCTCCAGATATATCTAATGAACCTGCTTCTATTTCTCCGGTTGCTATTAATTTATCAGCACTTGCATCCCAAAGTAAATATTTTGAAGCTGTATCACCAAAGAATTTAACATCATGCCCAGCATCGTCAACACCAACATTTAAAGGTACACCTATATCTATGGATTTTGTTCCACCATCTAAAGTCATATAAATTGCATCACCACCACTACCATTGTCATTCATAAATATAATATCTTGGTCAGCATCTGATTGGTGAATTAATAAATTACCTGAATCACTTGTTATCCATGATCCAACATTTATTGTACCTCCATCTGGACTATGTGTACCAGGAGCGTGATAAATATTAAAATCACTATCAGCACCCATTTTAAGCTTAACTTCATCTGCAAGGGTTAAATGAGAACCCGTTAGTGTTACTCCATTACTGGCTGTAATTGTACCGCAGGAAAAAGTACCATTAACATCCATGTCACCGGTTGCAAATACTTTATCACCTGTGTTACAGTATAATACTGCACCACCACTATTATTTAATGACCAAGTGTTAGTTGAAAATGTTAAAGACGTAGATGTGGTGGCAGCATATCTAACACCATCCGCTCCAACATTTATATGTCCTAAACTACCTAAATCTAAATCACTTAAAAACTGAATCGCCATATTATACTTTTATTAAAATAATACAAACGGTGCTCACGCACCGTCTATATTTTATTGTTTATCTATTAAGAACTTGGGTAAGTAATATCACTTCCTGCTCCTATATTGTCTCCAATTATTTCCTGTATAACAACTACTATGTCGTTACTAGGTGCTGCAGAAAAGACTATTTGTATTGTGTCCGTATCTACTCTATCAACATCGGCAAATACATCTAAATATGTGGTTCCATCGTATAATTTAACAATAATGTTATTAGATGTTAAACCGTGAGCAATATTACATTTAAGTGCTGAGCTATCTAATTCACTAACATCTATTGTTGCTGTTTTTTGTACAGCTTTAATTCTATTATCAACAACTGTATTTAGAGCTGTACCAGCAACTGTTATTGCGTCAGCTTCTAATGTACCATCGATATCAGCATCTCCCGATATATCTAAACTAGTTGCATCAACTTCACCTGCTACAGTTAAAACACCGCTAGCAACTGTCATTAAATCTGTATCATTCGTGTGACCTATTGTTGAACCATTAACAACAACATCATCAATATCTAAAGAACCACCCGAAATTAATCCAGTTGTTGTGATTGCAGAAGAACCAGTGTCTATTGTTCCAAATCCTGATGTAATAGATCCAGAGTTTAATGCTCCTGTGGTTACTATAGAAGAACTACCAGCAATAGGTGAATATAAAGAACCTAAAGCTGTACCATTTAATGTTATAGCGTCTGCTTCTAAAGTACCATCAACGTCGACATCACCTGATATATCAAGAGTAGCAAATACTGAAGTACCTGTAGCTGTTACTTTACCAGTTACATTTATTGGATGTGAGAAATCAAATTCATCATTTGTAGCATCCCATAATATCGTAGCATCATTTGAAGCATCTACAGCATCTTGTATTGTAATACCTGAACCGTTTGCAGTTGATGATGTATCACTACCACTTGCATAATTTAATACTATATTTTTATCTTCAACAGTTAATGTTCCTACGTTGGCTGTTATTGTATCACCTGATACAGTTAAATCACCAGTTACAACTAAGTCACCTGATGTTGTTACTGTAACGTCTGTTGCGTCACCAATTGTTACACTAGAAGTTACTTGTGGTAATCTTGCTGTTAAGTTAGAAACACTAACATCTACATCGGTGTTTGTAATAGCTCCACTTGCTGCACCTAAATATCCCCATTGTGTAGCTGATATTGTAGTAGAACCAATTGCTTCTAATTGTTCTCCTTCTGCTGCTGTTAAGTTTGATATTTCAGTTACTTGACTTGCAGCTATTGTTTTGTTAGTAAGAGTACTAGTACTAGAAGCAGTTATATAACCATAATCTTCAATTCTATTCTTTATAGCAAGCGCGGTCATTAAATGATCATTTGCATCAGAAGCTTCTGAAGTAACATCTATATCATCAACTAGATGACCACCAATTGTTAAGCTACCAGTTAAAGGACCAGCGAAAGCATCTGAAGTTACAGTACCATCAAAATATGCGTCTTTAAATTCTAATGAAGATGTACCAAGATCTATATCGTTATCTGTTATTGGAACCAAAGCTCCGTCTTGTAATTTTATTTGTTGAGTACCATCAATGTCAAATATAATTGCATTATCTGTACTAAAATCAATATTAGCATGTGATGCACCATATCCAACTGCTAGCGAAGCGTTGTATATACTTGTTATTCCTGTTTGAGCAGCGGTTACAGCGATGTCATTAGTATTAACCGTCATACCTGTTCCAGCACCTACAGCTAATGAGCCTGATGAAGTAACAGATCCAGTTAAACCATCACCACCGTCAACTTGTGTTACGGTACCGGATCCAGATCCAGTTCCCAGTGTTTGCCATGAAGAACCGTTATAGAATTTCAGGCTTCCTGAATCGTAGATCAATTTACCAGCGGTATCACCGGCATTGCCAGTCGTTGAGTGATCTACAACAAAGTCTTGTAATTTGTTGTCATTTAAGGTTAAATTACCTTTGACGTCCAAATGATTTAAAATAGGTATTGCCATAGTTATTTTTGTTTAATGTGTTTAAGTTTTATTTATTTTTTTACATACGCAAAGCCTGTTTGATCAGAGCTAAACGATATTGTTAATTCATTTTTGTTAACATAAGTTACTATTCCAGTAGCTTGTACATTTTGATATGTACCACTACCAATTGTAATACTTATATTTGGTAAATAGTTTTCTAGATTTAAATTATGAGTTATTGTCCAAGTTGATGCTGCAGCATTTTGATGGTGTTTAAATATACCACTATTAGCTGTTTCTACATAAGCAGCTATATCACTTATTTTAAAGTTTCTAGTAACACCAGTTACGTCACTACCTAAAACTTTATCATCAGCATGTATTGTATTATCAGTCTGTATATTTTTTATTCTAGGCATTACTTTCCATTTTTAAGTTTACTATATTTTTCAGCACTTCGTCCGCCGAAATAGGCACCAATAGTAGTCATTAAAACGAGTTGAAGAAGTTCGGTCCATTTTTCTTCTACAGTAAAGTTTATAGAACCACTGTCTATAAATACCATTAATACTGTAGAAACAATTAGAAAAACAAGGACTAATGGACGAACTGATCTTGTTAACCAATTCCCATGTTCTAAATCTGCTTTCCAACGTTCTGTAACATTCTTCTGCATAGCTGCCTCAGCATCTATGAATATTTCAGTCATTTGTTTTTCAAATTCTGCTTTTTCGTCTTTTGTTCTAATAAATCTATCAGCAACACCAGCAAGTTTATCTACTACACTACCTCCAGCATTACCAAATATCTTTGATAATAATTTGCTCATTTTTAAACGCTATATCCAGGTCTAGTTGTTTTACCAAATTGACCTTTATTCTTTTTATCTTTTTGATTATAACCAGCAAGACCCATGTTATTTATACTTGAATCATGAACTTTGCCTCCAAATGATGAGGTTTGACCCCCAACTTTTTTAGCAGCTAATCTATTTGCTTTTCTCCTTGCCCTACCAGCTTGTCTTATATCCTTACGATCTTGTCTACCTTCAACTCTTTTCTTTTTCTTTTCTTGCCTCTCATTAAATCTTCGCATAGAACTAGAAAGTTTATCACCTGGTCCTTTAGTAGAAATATTATGTGGATGTAATTTAGAAGTACTAGGATCTATATCTGATATTCTACCTCCAGCTGTAGTATCTGTTGTTCCAGTATCAGTAGTTGGAGTTACATCTGGTTTTGGATCAATTGGTTTTGGATCTATTTTAGTTTCCTCTGGTATTGGATCTGGTTTCTTTTGTTCATCGTCCTCAACAACCTCTGGTTTCGGAGCATCATCTTGCAATCCGTATGCAGTTACACCTGCAACACCAGCTAAAGTAGTGTATTTACCCCAGTTTCTTCCTAAATGACCTTTTACACCACCAGTATCAGTACCTTTAATTGCGCCACCTTTTGAAGTTCCACCTGTTGGAGATTTTATATTATGTTTTTTATTGAAAGCATCAAGTTGTTTTTGTGTTTGAGCTTTTCTAGCTTTTATAAAACCTGTTCCACTTCCTGCTTCACCATAATCTATACCTTTAATTTTACCTTTCATTTTAGTATAATCTGCTTTTGAAACTAATTTAGATTTGTCTACTTTAAATTCAGGTACATCTGGTATTCCAGCACCTTGTTTATAACTTTTTTTAGCTGTTTCTTTAAGACCTCTACCATAATCAACTGCGGAATCAACACCTTCACTAATGGATTTTGATACTTTTTTAGATCCTTTAACAGCACTTCCAAGACCATGAAATACGTGTTCCACAACTTTTTTAAATTTAACTGGAGATTCTTTCATAGTAATTACTTCCTCACCTGGTTTTATATTAGTAGTCCTTCTATTAAGATGAGAATCATCCCCTGCTGTTGTGTAATCTTTTTTATGATCTTCACCAGTTTTACCTTGATGGAAATTACCAGCTATTTCATAATTACCTTTTAGTAATTGTTGCCCAACTGGAGACCATCTCTTCATTTCTTTCTTATTCTTGAATTTTTTTCCAGTATCTGGATTTATACCCGCACCAGCTCCAAAATCTGTATTTTCAAAATAACCTAGTTGTTTTAATGATCTTGTACTAGTATTTAATTGTTTTCTTCTACCTCTATGAGCTTTACCAGCTTCATATTGACTCATTCTTTCATAAGATGAAGGTTTATCTTTTACTGTAGTTTTTGTTTTTGTCACTTGTTCTGTTGCTCCAGATGGATCATCAACCATAACTGGATTACCTTCTGAATCAAATCTTTTCACATTGTAAGTGTTATCAGTTTTACCTTCAGCTGTAGGTGTATGAGTATCATACTTTGCTATGTTGTATGCTTTAGCATCATCCACAGATTGTCTTGCTTCTTGTTCTGATAAACCTTCAGCTATTCTATCATTATATAAATCTTCGTAAGTATATGTTTTCTTATCTGTAGCTTGGATTTTCTTTACTACGTTTTCTACAATAGGTTTCTGTGTTACGTCAACGGTAGCACCGTACTCATCAGCTGCTGTAAATGTAGTTGATTTTTTTTCTTTAGCATCTAACTCATCTGCTTGTTTAAGTGCAGATCTCATGTACAAAGCTTTTTGTATCCTATTTGTTATTGGTGAACTTTTGCTCATAATTTTGTTGTTTAATTGTTGTATTTAAAATATTTTTAATTTTTAGCTTGATACACTTTTTTCTTGCCTTTAACTTGTACCACTGGTGGTTTTGGTGCAGGTGTAGACTTCCTTGTATCTCCTCCGCCGGATATTCCGGGTTGTGATTTTTGTCCTAACCAAGATGGTCGTTTAGATTGTTTAAGCGCAGATCTCATTGTTACTGGATTACTAATGCTTAATGGATCATCTTTATAAGATTGCCAAGCGTCTCTCCTATCTTTTCCAGAGACATCATCTCCTTGGGTTGCCATAAAATCTTTTCTACTTAATAATTCTTGCGTGCCTTTTCCATCTCCGCCTCCCTTTCCGCTAGCAGTACCATCAGGGGCGTTAGGATCACCATTGCCATTATCGCCATTACCGTTACCATTTCCATTACCGTTGCCATTACCATTACCGTTTCCATTTCCATTATCTTCTGTTTCTTCTATTTCTACTTCCGGATCTGTTGTTTGTTTTTCATTTTCAGCTGTTTTATCCGCTCTATAAGACTGAAACTTTCCAGCTGATGCTTTGGCACCTGCTACTAAATCTGGGTTATATGTTTGTTTTAAAGCACTAGCTTTTTGAGTTATCGGTGTTGCTTTCATTTATTATTCTTTTTAAATTCTTTATTAGCTTTCCAAGCTTCTTGTTCCCATGGTAATTTTTTATCCCCTTCTACCATCTCATCTCTAGGATAAGCTTTTCCTTTCCAATATACATTTTCATCATCGTAATTTAAATCACCACGTTCCATTTGATCCATGTGTACTTGTTCATGAGCTATAGCTTCTAATTTTTTATGTTTAGAAGCATCTTCATTAACAAATATAGTACCATCATTATTAGCTTCAGCTACAACATCATCTTCTAATTTTTTTTCAATCACCGGATGACCTCCAGCTGCTACATTAGTCTTCACGACTTTGTTACCGAAATGTCCTTTTGCTTTTTGTGTTATAGGTATAGCCATGTCTATTATATAAGTTACACTATTTTCAATATTTTTACTTGTCTCTAAAATATCCTCTAGCTTCTTGTATTTTTCTTAATTTCTCGCTAGTAGACGCTCCAGTTCTATCGTAGTTGATGGGTTTTTCCTTTTTATTTTCTTTTTCAATAGCCTTATCTATTATATTATGCTGTTCTTCATTAGATAAATTAGAATTTGAATCTGGATTATTCTTCATATCCTCTTCAAAATCAAGTCTATCTTGATCTGGGCCTGGTTTGTTATTACCACTAACTGAATCATAAATCTTTTTCACGCCTTTACCAAAACCCATAATTCCTTTTACTATATATTCAGGTGTGTGAAATTTACTCTCTTTATATTTCCCTAATCCCATTTGCTCAACTAAAGGATTAGCTTCAGATGCTGTATAATCAACACCTACCGCTAATTCACCAACAGACGCGTATGGATTTGTTCTAAGTCTTCTAACAGGATTTATTGTAGTAGGTAATGCTACTTTAGTATTAGTAAATGGTATTTTTAATCCTTTCCTAATTTTATTTGCTTTAGATATTCCTTTTGTACCAAGCTTTGCACCAGCTGAAATATAATCTAAACCAGGAACTGCTGCTAAAAGACTAAAACCTGCTTTGTCATAATCTCCTCTAAGAGCCGACACACCAGCGTTTGCTAAATCTGCTACAACACCAATACCTGGAATAAAACCACCAATATCTAAAGCATCTTGTATTCTATCCGCCCATTTACTACTTCCTGTACCATATCCACTAGTAGGATCATCATCTTTATACCAAGGTTGTTCACCTTGATTTTTATGCTCTTCATCTTGGCTATATTCAGAACCGGTTTGTTTAATTGGTGATAAACCAGCTAAACCAGTATTTCTTACATGTACATTTTTAAAGTCAATTACGGGTCCACTACCAGAGGCATCAACGGTCACCTCTTGATAGTTATTATGCCTAGGCACAATATCCCTACTATTTACTTTTTGTACAATGTTCACTATCCTTTTATCTTTACAGCTTTAGCTTTCTGAGCTTCTTTTGGTGGAGGTGG